GTTAAATTACCAGCATGCCAAACTGTATTGTTCTTCCAAGTTAGTGTATTAAAACCAATTGCTAATCCATTAGCAGCTGATGCACTAGCTACACCATATCCAGCTGTAATAATTGCAAATTCAGATTGAGAACCATCTGTGTCAGCAGCTAGAGTAAAAGTTCCATAAGCTTGAAGCAATCCATAAGATAAAGCAGTTGGTTGGGAGTTTGCAGCAGCAGCAACCCCATTGCCCATTAATAATGCTCCTGTAAGAGTACCCCCTGCTAGTGGAAGTTTAGCGGCTATACTGTTTGTAATAGTTGTTGAGAAACTGGCATCATTGCCTAAAGCTGTTGCTAGTTCTCTAAGCGTATCTAATGCTCCAGGAGCTGAGTCTACTAGAGAAGCTATGGCACTAGTCACATAAGACTGTGTAGCATAACTAGTTAAACTAGAAGAAGTTAGATAAGCTTGAGATGTAACCCAAGATTGTGTAGCTGCAAGAGCTCCATTAATAGTAATAGTTCCCGATGTGGTTAGGTCTCCTATTACTATAAGACCATTTTTGACTTTAAATTCGTTTGCCATTTTTTATTGTTTTCACTATCCAACAATGTTCATTAAAAATATTTATAACTCATTACCATCGTGTAAGGATGAGGACTTGAGCTTACTGCGTTAATTCGTGCATCTGAGCCCACTAGAGAGCTTGTAAAGTTTACAGTGACAGTTGACCCTATATCAGGTGTAGTTGTTTCAGTGTGAGCAATTGTAGGCGTTCCTGACTGATTCCAAGTAACTATAATTTTACCTGCTCTTTGATCTGTACCTGTGTTATTGTTAATTATGTAATATTCAATAAAGGCACACATACCTACACTTACGTTTTGAGACCAAACAATAGTAGTAGCACTAGGATTAATAGTAGCAGTAGAAGACATGTGTACTACTCCGTTACCAGAGTTTACAGTTCCTACTCTTAGTTTATCTTGTACTCTTACTTGACCGTTTACATCTAAGTCATATCCTGGGGATGCTTGGTTAATACCTACTCTGTTAGTAGCAGAGTTGTAGGTAAGCGCAGAAGCTCCTGCCAATGTTCCAGAACTGTTGTATTGGAATTGTGTATCAGATCCTCCTGGAGTTGTTGTTGCTATAGTCCAACTTCTATTTGCGCTTAGGTCATAAGTAGTTCCGTTAATAGTAAGCGTTCTTGCTTGAGGAACATAACTTGCTGAAGCATGATTACCCCAGCCATACGCAGTATTCCAATTAGTACTGTTACCGCCTGTTGCTGTGATAACTCCGCTTACATCTAATTTAGTTGAAGGTGAAGTATTACCAATGCCTACGCTACCCCCAACATGCATGTCTCCATTACCTTGATATAAAGACCACTTAATATAACCAGTTCTAGGATCTCCAGATCTGTTGTAAAAAATATTGCTTCCTAAACTGTTTGTACTTTCACCTGAATGTATATGGAATACGTTTGATGCATTTTCATGCATAAAGTTATATTCTACATAAGGCTCGTAGTCCCCAAAGATTATAGTATCTCCTTCTGAGGTAAGTTGTTGAATTGCAATAGCAGCCTGAGAAGTAGTAGTTCCTGCAGATGCTACTACTAAAGCAGCATAGTTTGCTGAAGAGTTTCCTGCTATACCAGATTTAATAATTCCGCTTACTTCTAGCTTGTATCCAGGACTATTAGTTCCAATACCGACAAGACCTGTAGTAGTAAAAGTTACATTTGTAGATGCGCTAAGTTGACCAAAGTATAAATTATCACTATGTGCAATAAACTCACCAGTTGGGTGTGCAAATCCATATCCAGTTGGACCATAGCCAACTTCAAGTTTAGTAGACGCTGCATTTTGTAAAAAAATACGAGTGTTACTATTTGCGCTATTAATTGCTAATTCTGCTCCAGGGTTAGTTGTACCAATACCGACAAGACCTGCTGCAGAAAGAAAGAGGGGCGTGAATTGATTAGGGTTAGATTGGTTACCTGCAGTAGTTCCAGTGTAAAAAGTATGAGACTTAGCTGTAAATTGAAAAGCATTAGACTCAATGTTAGTTAAGTTGTTACTTACTCCCGAAGTAAAGTAGGTAACTGTTGCACTTGTGGTTATTCCTAAACGATAAGGAACGTTCAGTGGACCAAAAGTACCTGCCATAAAGTAAAGAGCACCACTAGTTCCTATCAGAACTGAATCATAATACGTACTTAGTGCTCCTTCTCCAGAAGAAGAACCACTACCGATTCCTATTTTAGGAGCATCATGCCATACTCTTAAAAGGGTAATATCATTGGTATTTGCTACAGCATTAAGGTTAATACGTCCATCAGCGTGAACAGGAGAAAAGTAAAACTTAGATCCTGCATTAAGTGAGTTTACCCAAATAGTAGGTGTACCATTATCAAAAAAACTAGAGTTACCTAAAGCACTAGTTCCTGTAAACTTAGGAAGATAATTAGTTGTTCCTGAACCCGTTACATAACTACTTAAACTTATTCCTGTAGCTACATCACCCATGAACTGAGCGTAAGTCCTAGTGTAGATCTGACCTTGTGCGGTTGTTCCTACAATGACATGGTCCCAGCTAGCTGTGTTAGTTATTCCTGTTAAATAAACAGTCCCTGAAAGAGTGGTTAACCCTTGTATAGTTACACCACATTGATAGGTTTTGCTGCTGAGTGACTTCATGTTTTCTTGTAATGTAAAAAAGCTAGGGGTTCTTAGGCCCCTAGCAAATATAAGGGTTTAATAAAAATTAAGCAATCTTGATTACCAATACTCTCAAAGTATTGATTGCTTGAGGAGTACAGAATCCTAAAGTAACAACGTTACCTGATGTACGAGTTACATCACACTCTACTGTATCTCCTGTTGCTAGCTCATAAACTTGAACTATAACATCGCTTGTACCCAAAGAGTGAGTAACAACCAAAGAAGAAGCAAGAGAAGCTGGACCTGTTACCGCATAACGCAAAGCAGCTAATCCAGAAGGAGTAACTACTAAGGTAGAACTTGACATAGCCAAAGTCTCTGCACTTGTAGCCAACTCAACAACACCTACAGCACTTGTAGTAGCGTTTGTACCAGAGATACCAATAGAGGTAGTTCCTGAACCAGAAACTGCAACTCCACTAGAACCTGTGATTGTAATTCCTGCAATAACATCAGTAGCTAAATCAGCAGCAGTCAAATACTTAATTACTCCTGAGTCACCGACCAAGTATTTGTTACCTGTGTAACCAGAGGTAGCGTCAGCAATAGAACCTACGTGCAAAGGCTCAGTTACAGTAGACCAGTAGTCACTAGTCTCATTCCAGATGAAAGAAACGTTAGCACTTGTTCCACGTTCTATCTCAATACCCGCATTCTGAGAAGGAGCACTTACTTCATCTCTGTTAAGAAGAAGGATGTTATCACCAATCTCTACAGTGTTTGAGTTAACATAAGTAACTGTTCCGTTAACTGTTAAGTTACCGCCAATAGTTACTGTAGTTCCGTCATCCGTGATAGTTGAGTTAGAAAGTCCTGTTCCGTTCCACTTAGTTAAGTAGTTAGTAGTTAAAGAACCAGCTCCTGTGATAGCAATATCATCAGCGTTAACTGTGATACCTGTTCCAGCACCTACGTTGAAAGTACGAGAAGCTGTAATATCTCCGCCTCCAGTTAAACCTGCACCTGCTGTAAGAGTTACAGAAGCGTGGTCTGTGTTAAGGGTAGAAGCTGTGTTCAACTGAACACTGTCTGCATTTACAATAATACCTGTACCTGCTCCAATGTTAAGGGTAATAGAAGCTCCTAAAGCAACAGAACCTCCATCAGTAAGACCTGTTCCAGCTACTACAGAAACAGAAGAGTTAACCAACATTGCGTTAGTTACACCACCTGCTTTAACAATAAGCTGATTAGATACGTTTAATCCAATAGAAGAGTTGTCATAAAGAACGTTAATTGTAATATCACGAGTTCCTGATACGGAGATAGCATTACCTGCTACAAGTGATCTTATATCACCTCCTACGTCTACCCATGATGTTCCGTCATAGAAGTAAATAGATTTATCTCCAGCTGTAGAGTTGAAGTAAACTTGACCTTGCCCTGGTGATCCAGGTGCTGTTGCTAGATTCTGGATGACCGCATTCTGCAGTTCGCATTTATTGAGGTCTATCGCTGTTAAGAATTTTTTTGCCATGATTATTTATTTTATTTTATTTTATTTTAGTTAAAGTAAGCTTTACCACTGAACGCACCACAAAATGTAATTTTACAACTATTAAGATTTATATAATCAACAGCACCTTCAACAATACTACCAGCAGAATCTACAATTGTAACTGATGGAAATTTATTCATAGTATGAGTGACAGTCCATTCAATATTTGGTGTAGTTTGATTATGGACATATGTATCAACGTATGATAAGTTTAATGCTGCTGCATTTCTTCTATTAAAAACAATAGTCTTTACTAAATCTCCAGTTAAAACAATTGAAGTTATACTCTCATCATAAGCCTGATTACCTTTTTGAGATAATACAGCTGATAGATTATCAAGAGTTATTTTCTTTGTAAGATTATTTACTACGTCAACAATAGGTATAACATCATAATATATGTTTACCTCCTGAGAAAAATAAGGTGGTAATTGTGTTATAGTTGGATCGTAGTTCCTCATTATACAACAAATCTATTTCCTGCTTGTGTTAATAGGTATTGTGGTCCGTAATCCACTACTTCAGTTGCAGTATATTTAGCATCAATCAATTTCATTAGATCAAACACTTCTTTATTATATATATCTACCTCTGATGTATCATTACAACATATTTCAATACCATACTTTTTCTCTCTAAATTCTGAATACATTGCTTCACCAAATTTTAGTGAAACTTTTGCTTCATCGCAATTAGTACATTTACCCATTTTTTTGTTTTAAACTTTGTTCATACCCATCTATGCAATTAGCACAGACTTGTTTACCATCAGATGCAGTTTTTTTTTGACAACCACAATTTAATCTTGTTCCACAATTTTGACAATTCATATTGGTTTATATTTAGTTAGTTGCAATAAGTACAGTTCAGCTTATCAATCTGTTTTTTAGCATAGTTAAAAATTAATTGACCTTGTTCAGGATTATTACAAAATTCTACTTTTGCTTTAGCTCCTTCTAACATCATCTTTAACATACGCAATTTATTTAATTTTTCTTTTTCAGTAGCTAAAGGCTCAGCTCCTGTTAGGTTTATACTACATAAAATATTGTAGTATGTATTTAAAGTCTGGGCTATACGTAAATAATTATACTCTATCCAAACTTTATCATTAGGTGCTACACTATAACGTATTGTGTAAATGCCATCAGGTAATTCACTTAATGCAGTATCACAATTGGTGTCTTGCAAATGTAGTGTACAAGCATTAAATACGTTTTCACTATTTGGTAAAATCTCAAGAATCACTTCCTCTAAATATCCAGGAAGTAAAATTTGTAATCTATTACATGTTATCCCTAAATCAGTACTGTATGTACTAGTGTCAACAACCCTAAAAATTTTTGTATTAAGGGTTTCTGGAATATCTAAACTGAGAATGTGTTTTTGTGCCATAAGTTTTGTTGTAGACAGTATATCTACTCATATATAATTTACTAAATAAATCTAAATAAAAAAAGGGGAAAGATTGCTCCTCCCCCTTTTATATGATAATACGCTAATATTATAATGTTTGCAAAGAAACACCGTTTCCGGCAGCAGACAAAATTGCAGCCATATCACTTTCAAAAGTAGCAGAAACTGCACTAGTAATTACTTCACATACATATTGATCATTATCAAACATGCTAGATGGATTGTTAAAACGTGGTACATTATGTACAACCATGTAACGGTAGTAAGAATTGTTACGGTTAACACCAAATACAGCATTACCATTTAAAATCTCACGAATACGTGGATCATCATTCCAATGATTCTGCATGTAACGCTCAGATAAAATCAAATCACGTAATACAGTTTCACCAAAACCTTCACCTTGCTTAGCAGCTTGTAATTCAGTTACACAAGTTCCAGAAAAAGTACAAACCTCTCCAATTTGATCAACTTCAGCAGCAATAACTTTAATTGGCTCTTTATCAAAATGATCAGTTGGTTGGAAAGAACAATCACCAAACTTAGTATCAACATAAGCACCATTAATAACTAAACCAGCTTTGTTAGAAGCATCAGGAGTAGTATCTTCTACAAAAGAAGTCCAAGACATAGCTTTAACTGCATAAGCAGCAGCACCAGATCCAGAACCACCAGAGAATGTAACAGCAACATTACCAGATGCAGTATAACCTGAACCAGATGTAGTAATTGTAATACCTGTAACAACAGTACTAGTAAGAGTTGCAGTTGCAGTTGCAGAAGAACCAGCATAAGCAAATGTTACTGTGCCAGAAGCAACAGGAGTACTATTAGTATGTACAGGAGCAGTACCAGATCCACCACTAGTTCCAGCTACAGTTACAGTATATAAATTACCTAAATAAGCTACTTGGTCATTTAATGCATAAGCAGTAGTTGCAGCAAACTGAGTACCTATAACTACAGTTGGAGCAGAGGAATAACCAGTTCCACCATTAGTGATTTTAACTTCAATAACTTTACCAATGTTAGTAGAGGTAGGGTTAACATATGCAGTGTAACTAGCACCAGTGTTAGTACTTACATAAACTACAGGGTTAATAAATTGATTAATACGAGGATCTTCAGCTAAACTTTTAGCCCAACCAACCATAACAACACCTGGATCAATACTAGTTTGACCAGTAGTACAACAGCCAGTATAGTAATCAGCAACATAATAAGCATTACGACTAAATAAACGCATAGCTGGAGAACCTTTAATATCTACACGTAGATAGTAGGTTTTATCACACTTATAAGTTTTGTTACTACAAGCAGCATAAGGTACATTGTTTAAACCAGCAGTTAAACCAACAGCAACAATACTATTTGTAGCTGTTTTTGGAACAACTTTAACAAATGAACTGATGTACTTAGGATTAATAGTTTTAGATTTTGTAGACTCAGCATAACCACCATGATAAGGACCAATCTTATCATTTGTAGGATTTAAACTAGAAGCAGCAATAATGAAATTGGTTCCAGTTGTTGCATTTAAGTTTACGAAAGTTGAGGCGTTGTAAAGACCAAAGTTACCAACTGTGGTCAATTCACCCGCAGTAGTTCCTGCACCGGACTTTTGGTAAGTACCAGTTCCTAGGAATACTTTTTTGAAGGCATGATTAAAATACATAATTTTATTTTTTTATTTGTTTATAAATAGATACACTAATATAATAGTGAATATTTTTGATTATTGCAAGAAAATTAATTTATACTTAGCAGAATTAATGCTAGACTTAACATTATCTAATTCATTAATGATTTCTGAATAAGGCATAATAGCTTGCAAGTTATTTACCTTATTATATAAAGAACGTAGATAAGAGACTGCCTCATCTTTTGTTTTAATAGTTGGTAAACTTACATCTCCATATGAAAGTAATTTTTCTGAGGCACCTTGATAAGCTTCTGCAATAATATCAGCATGCTCTGGTAATGCATCATAAATTACATTTAAAGCAGTATGAGCAGCAAAAGAACCTACACCAGTTACTAACAAATGTGCAATATGTAATTTAGTTCCTGCATTCATCATCTCAACTACTAAGTCAGATGTTGCTTTATCTAAATTATTTTCAGAGCCATTAGAAGGGCGTTGTAATTTTTGTATCATTTTCTTTAATTATTTCTTTCAGCATTTTGTGTGCCACGTGAAAACTGATTTACAGATTCAATATCTCCAGCAAGAATACTTGCAGTCTCATCTATTAGTAACTCTACAATATCATCTTTAAACTCACAGATAACATTAGTTGCAGAGGTAAGTCCAGTGTATGGGTCTATTGCACCAGCAATTTGTATATAAATAGGTTTTCTATAATATGTAAGAATTGGGTCAACAATAGTAAAAAGGTCATCATGATAAATTTTTATCCTGTTACCCATTATTGTACAAAAAGTTTCACCCCATTCAAAACTAGGTTTCCTAAACTCATCACTTAATAAACTAGCTATGTTAGCTTCTTCAGCTAAATATACAGTCATTGAATCAGCAGGACAACATTTAGATAATGCATCAGTTGATATCCTTTTATATTGTAGATAATCAGCTGGTAGCAAATTAGATTCAAAATACCCTTTTTTATTTATTCCAGTAATTGGGAGATCTAATAATAAAATCTGTATATCATCTATACGTCTTTTAGATCCTTCATCACCCTCACGAAAAACATTACTACCATGTAGTTGTCTTCTAACCCATTCTAATTGAGCTTTGTTAAAAGCTTCAATAATTTGCCAGGCCTCAAGATTATCATAATCATTAGAGGCTAACTTATTAAGTCGCTGCTTAATTTTTAACTGAAGTATATCGTTATTCATATCTAATTAATTATGGGGATACTGTGTTATATCCCCATAATACTACTTCATATTAGGTTAATCTTTCCAATGTTTTTCTACCTTCTCTATAATTTTGTCAGAAATATCCTGGTTTAAAGGATTTTTCATATACTCAATTATATCAGCTGGTGTTCTTCCAAGCATTGTACTAGATTCAAGGTGATAGATAAATCCGTCACTCTTACTGATTATATATTTATAAAAAGAGGCATCTTTAACAACAGCTCTGAGTTTAAGGTTTGTCATATCCTCATTAGCTAATGATAAAAACTTTTCTGCTGTTTTAGTTTTATCTGTCTCAACTGTCTCACCATTAATGTATTTATCCATGTTATCATAAACAATATCATTAGGTGTAGACTTTTTATACTGTGCGCTGTCAACATCTAAAACTTTAGCAACATAAAATAATTTGCCTTGGTTCTTATCAAACATTTTTTGTAACTCAGACAATGCTTTGTTACGTAATTTTTTACTCTCTGTTTTAATGGTTACAGTCTCTTCAGCTCTATCTAAATAAAACTTTGGTGGTACTGCTCTACGTCTTGCATCATCATAATTTTTAGATACAATAGTAAAACCATTTGCCTCAATTGCATAAAGCTTAATAAGATCATAAGGATCTTTACTTGGCTCTAAGAATAAAGGATCATTTCCACATCTTAATGCAATCCTACTCCAAAATTCATCATTGTCTGGTTTAAGAAGTTTTATCTTATTCCAAAAATCTGGGTCTTCAGGATTAACAACGTTAGCTGCTAATTCTTTCTCTAATTGGGAAACAGTTCTTCTAATCTCTTTAATTTTGGCTTCACGTTCATCATCTGGTAAGAATTTTACTTCAGGAGCAAATTCATTTAGCCCAGTTACATAACGCTTAATCCCATTAATTTCAAGACAAGCTAGTTGTTCCTCATGGAATACCCCATCAAACAGGGATAGACCATATTTCTCAAGACCCATATTATTGATTTGTGCATCAAAATAAGGGCGTACACTCACACTACTTTTTTTGTTTTGTGAATACTTTTCTACAATTGTTATACTCATGGTTTTTGTTGGTTTAATAATATTGGGGAGCTATTAACTCCCCTATAGTTTAGTTAATTACTGAAAAATGTACATTTACTACAGCATTCAATGCCGCAGAAGCATGCACATTGTAAAGTTTTACTGTAAAGTTACCATCTGCAATAGCTGAAATAGTTGCGTATGCAATACCAGTTCCTGCATATAATACAGATAATAAAACTTTTGATGTAGCCAAAACTTTAGTATTTGTTACTACAAAAACAGCAGAAGCAGAGGCAGCTAAAGTACTAGATACTGTAGTAATAACACCTGCATCAGCACTAGCAGTAACACCTGTAGTGATACTAGTAGCTTGAGTTACATTAGCGCTAGTAACAATAGTAGCTTTTGTATTTAATTCAGTTACAACAGCATTAAGATGTCCAAATTTAGCTAAGGACATATCAGCTTCTTTTATAATAAAAGAATCCGGAGAAGCGGGAGAAAATGTAGAGATTGCCATTTTATTTATATTTTTTTAATTAGAACCCAGAGCCAGCAACGAAGTGACTCTGGGTTGATATGTTATTTATTAGAAGCTTCCGCCAGTAATAGGGTTACGCATAACAATTTTCAATACTTTAGTTGGATCTTTAACCCAAACTGCAGGCATTGTTTGAGACATCATTACACGGTATCCGTTGAAGTTACCAGAAGACTGGAATCCTTGGCTACGGCCCATATAATCCATAGTTCCGTTTTGGTAGAACCACTTCAATTGATTATCCCAAGATAATTTTAACAAGTAAATATTCTCGTTTACGTTATCTGTAATGTCAAAGATAATGAAATTATATGAACTTAAAGGATGACCATCAATCAAGGGGTTTTCAATATCGTTAGTGTGCAAGTTGTCAAATGCAGGGTTAAGCACAAACTTAACGTTAGCCAAGAAAGGAATTACATAGCTGGTGTAAGCAAATCCAAAGTTCAAGTCCATTCCTTTACCAGTAATAGCTCCTACTTCAGATGCATTAATAACCAAACCACTGTTAACCGCTTCTTTCTTAATAGCCTCGTTAACCAACTTCATACCACCCAAACCAGTTTGAACAATCAACTGACGCTTAGGATCTGGACCTTGGAAGTCAACTTTACCTACGTAGAAGTTGTACAACTCAGCACGGAACATTTCCAAAGTGAAACTAGATTTGTTATAGATACGTTTGAAGCTGTTATCCAACTGCTTCCAAAGACCTACTGACAAACGGATATCATCTGGACCATCTTGCTTAATACGTCCACCTTGTCCCCACATTAAGTAGGTCTCAATGTCATTAGCAATTTTGCTCAAGTGAGCAGCTTCCATAGTAGTTAAGAAAGTCTTACTTAACTGACCATTGTCAAATGCACGTTTAACTGCATCTTTACCCATAGTCTGTACCATAGACTCCAAACTAGTAATAGAAGGATCCATAGATTTTTCAAAGTTACGCCAGATTTCTACAACAGGTACAGTACCATCAGCTTTCATTCCACCCTTTAACATCAAGTCAGCACGACTAGAGATAGAGTAAGATACGTGAGCTTCAGCACCACCTACGAAATTGTAGAATTCACGGAAACCAGCACCATATTGTCCAATATCAGAGAAACGCTCACCGTATTCACCACGAGCAGAACCTTTACGGAAAACTTTAGTACCAGCTGCTAAGTATTTGTTATCCAAATATTTTGCATTGTCATTGTTTACTAACTGAACAGTGTAAATGAAACCATCACCTGTAGGAAGAATATCACTAACAGTTACATACATTTCTAAACCATTGTACTTATCATAAGTGATGATATCACCATGTCCAAAAGAACGCTTGTTTAATTTAAGTTTGAATGTAGTACCATCAACACCTTTAGTAGCATTTGAAGATTCAATATCTTCTACAATGTAAGGAAGATCTTGAGCAACAGGAACCTGCCACTTGTACTCTCCACGAGCATTGTCTACAGAGATGATGTTTTTTCCACCAAAACTAGAGAATTGATACAAGGGCATTTCAACTTTCTGAGCCATAGCCCATAAATCTACTGGACCCATGTCCATAGGTTCACTGCTTTTCAGCATGTTTACGAGGTGATATGAATCTACGTTTGAGCTAGCTTGGTAGCTGGTATCACGTAGAAATATACCATTGTTTAAAACTGGAGTTGCCATAATTATTTATTTTATTTATTTGTTTGTTTGTATTGTTAAAATCTTTTAAAAATATTTGCTTGTCTTGGGATCTTACGCTGTTTAGGTTCTTCCTCTCTATCTTCAGGCATTGTACTAGAAATCTTTCTACCCTGCTCTGTTTTAAGTTGTCTTACAGTGTTTTCAACCACTTTATTTTTGCCTTGCTCCATGATCTTTGTCTTGTATCCGTCTGGATCAGCCAATAACCACAATGCTTCAGCTACTAATGGGTAGTTAGGTTCTACAAATTGATGTTTCTCTAACAGGTGTCCCAATAAGTTTGTATTTCTTCCTGAGATAGATGGGTAGTTAGGTTGTACAAGACCAGCATATAACATTGCTTGGGTCTTCTTGTCTAACTTAATACCAGCTAACTCTGAAGGTTTGAGGGCCTCATATACATTATCCATGTATGCTGATGCTGCTTGCTCTTGTTGTGCTTTCATTTGCTCTTGTTCAGCAATCTTCTGCGCTACAATAGACTCTTGCATCTTGTCCAACTTTGGTTTAAATTTATTAGCTTGTTGCTCTAATTTACCCAAGTCTTTCCAAGTTACAATCTCCTCATCAATGTCCTCATCATTGCCAAATCCAGTGGCACGCAAGTATGAACGTACAATTTGTTCTTGATCCATCTCATCTGTTGGATCTAAACTACGTACCTCTTCTACTTGAGCTAATGCACTGAATAGACCTTTAAGGTCATTACCCCCGTTTGCTACATACTGTGCAGCATACTGGAGCTCTTCAGGAAGTGCTTCAAAGAACTCTTTCGGAGTTTGCTCTTTAATTGCCCGCTCTTTTTCTTCAAAATTTGCTTGCAAGAGTTCCTTCCAATCTTTAAGAGAGTAGTCTTCCATTGGTTTCTCATCTTCAAAACCAATTAAAACACCCTCTTCAATTAACTTAGAGAAGGTTTCCACCATCCCACTCTTATCTACTTTAGGTCTGCCACCTTTTGGTAACTCACCTTCTTGATCAATTAAATCATCAACATCAGTTGTTAATTCTTTAAGAACATCATCAGCAGTCTGAGTAGAAAGAACTGAATTTCCATCCTCATCTTTTTCATCCTCTTTATCTAAGAACGTTAAATCAGTTTTAGGAGTAGAGAAAAAATTGGGTTTCTTCTCTGCTTCTGTTGGTAGCACGATACTATCGGCTCCCGGAGCTCCACCGAAGATATCATCAATATTGATATCTACTTGTTGTACGGTGGTTTGCTCATTTGGTTTTGCATCACTCATATAGTTGGTTTGTTTTTATTTGTACTGTACATTAAAAATATAATATATTAGTTTGTATAAACTTTAAAAATTTGTTATTAAATCTGTATTTCCTCTAATATAAGGCTATTACTTTTTCTTATTGTCTGGCTTGTCGTATTTATTTTTATTTGTTCTAGCAATTTCTAATTGTTTATTAGCAATTTCTCTTTGAGAGGCTAGCTTTTCACGCTCAATTGACATCTTATCCATGTTAACTGCTTTTTGTGTAGCAGCAGATTCTTTCTTTAAATCCATCTGTTGGTTAAACTCGTCACTTTTACGGATATCTTTCAGTGCATCTTGATAATCAGATTGTTGATTCTGATTAATATCTACAGTAGACCCAAAACCGGCAGACCTAATTTCAGCAATAACAATATCATTCTGTCTATTCTTCTCATTCTCATCTGCTTCAAATTGCATCTTCATCATAGCTTCTTGATTCTTAGCTTGTAATGCTTGCTCTTGCATTGACTGCTGTTGCTGCATTTCTTGTTGACGTACTGCTTGTTGTTTTTCTTCAGAAGACTTAAGGATGTGTGTAACTTCAGAGATAGACTCTGCCTTCATGATATTACCTAAGTCATAGATAGAAGCACCGGCAGTATTGTTTGTAAGTGCCAATTGCTTTAACTGTTCTAATGTAGCTCTATGATTAGTTTTAGTAGTACAGAAAATATTAAAATCTCTAAGTAATAAATCTGTACCATTCATTTCAAAATTAACCTTCTCATCATTTGTAGTAATGTACTGCAATCTGATGGATGGTTTAGTTGAATGATAGTATTGAGCTAAGTCTGTACGCATCTGGTGCACACGAGGCATTAAGTAATCACAGTGATTAATAAAATATGTCTCTGTTTGTGCATAGGAGTTTGATACAGCTATTCTTACGCCTGTAGCGGTAGCTTGTTCCACTTGCTCTCCCAAACGCTGTGGTGTAATCCCTATGACCTCAAATGCTTGCTGTTTAAAATAGTTAGCTAATTGAGTTCTAGACATCAAACGTTGTGTCTGTTCTAAGTTTAATACCTGGTAATGTTGGAAGTTAAGAGCATTTTCAGTGTTAGTAATAGAAGTATCTAAAGGTAACATCTGGAAGTTCTTCATTGCAACATAAGCTTTTGCCAAGTTGTTCTTTCCCCAATCTTCCCCCAATGAGTGTCTAGGTAAAGCATTCTGATCTAACATGATCACTGTACCTAATTCATCTACAAGAATATCCGCAATCTGGTTATTAACAATGTTATAACCTATCTGGTATGGTTTCATTAAATCTACTAAAGATGTAGACTTAGTATTTCTATCAGAGAATACAGATCCTTCCACTGGTAATTTACAACCATACAAAGTAGCATCCCCTTTAAATTGAAAAGGTACACGACCTACATTAGCTTTGTTAATACCAATATAAATAGGGTTAATACCACTAGCATTATTATTCATGCCAAAGTATGCAGGATTATTAGGCCCAATTTTTACACCACCCCACACTTCATTAATCCAAATCCAATCAACATGCTCACCAGCAATTAAATTCTCTTTAGTTTTATTCTTAAATAATGTAGTATCGTATATAGGCTTTTGAGTAATCTTATATGACTCATCTACAACATCTTGTATAACCTGACCAACCTCATCAATTTTAGTTAAATGACCTACCTTACGTTGTGACTTCCAATAAATATGAGAGACACGTAACATATCTGTATTTTGATAATCAGTGTAATCCTCTGATTCAGACATGATGTAACTTACAATATCATTACCGGCTGTACTATTCTGCTCCCATACTGACATAAACTGTCTGTATTGTAGAGAAGGCATATTAGTATTCCATTCATGTGATTTAGTAGCATCATAGTATGAACCATCATTCTGCATACCCTGTAATGGATATCCAGCTGCTCTTGTTGGATAAACAGCCTCTAAAGATTCTAATTCTACGTCAGTTAATAAATATCCATACTTGTCAATAATTCCAGCTACAGTAAGTAATTCAATTTTACCTACCCAGTTACCCTGAGAAATATACCTTATATCAGGAGATTTATGGTAGAAAGTAACTAATGGATTCCATAACTCTACTTCATAATCATCCTCATTCATCTTAAAGTGCCAGAACTCTCTATCTGTAATTAACATATCACGAAAAGCTCTCTCCTCTAATTCATCCATTTTAAATCTCTCCTCATCCACACGCATCTGATGTTCAGCCCATTCCTCTAACATAGACCTATAGTCTTTCTTAAAGAATTGCTCAATCTCTGGTAATGATTTAAGATTTTCTGGAGCTAAAGCTTTCTGAATTTCAGGGTCTTCCATATCAGCACCCTGTTCAATCATACTCATAACCATTTTACGTTCAGCATCAGATAATAATCTTTGCTCAATCATGGCTCTTTTCTGTTCTAGTAATTCATTATAAGAGATTTCATCTACAGTCCTAAAACTAACCCTTGTATTTCTTTTAGCAAATTCTGCTACTAATACATTAATTACGTTAGGAATAATTGGGTAAAATTTTAACTCTAATGCTGACTGATCTTCTTTTGTAAGTACATCAATTAATTCAGCATACTCAACATCCTCTTCAACAACATAGTCTGTCTTATCTATAATTCCTTTGGCAAGCTTATAGTTCTTAGAAAGCCTTCTAGCATTTCTACGTAACTGCTTCATACCCTGCCATTCTAACCAATCAAGATTATGCGCAGCCCAATCATCATCCTTCTCTTTTCTAGGAATAAATTGAATGGGTTGAGTAAGGGTACTCATTTTATTGTATTCTGCTTTAGCCCCATTTTTGAGCTGCATAGCATTATATAATTGCATAGTCTGTAATTGTTGTGTTAAATTGTTCTATTGTATCATTTAAATTAAACTCTATAATCTCCTCATCTTCATCACTATAGTAACTAATATATGTAATATTAATTGTTACATTTTCCATAGCCGTTGTACTCATACACCAATTTATCATCTTAAATTTTTAAATGCTCGTTTTGGTCTTTGCATACCATTTGAAGAGGCACTTTTGCCAATATGTCTAAACGCTCCTACTTTTAATTTATACAAATCTTTTGACTTATCCAAACTTTCAGGAGTTACTTCTCTACGTTTTAAATATCCACGGTTTGATTGTTGTATTTTAGCAAAGGCAACTAGAGCTGCAAATGCTACAAGTCTATCCACGTTTAAGCCATCTCTGTAAGCTAACATCTCTTTAATTAACATAGGATCTGGTATTCTAGATACACCATATGTTGTCTTTACCACAGTGCCATCAGTCTTATAATCATGATCGGTTTCCTCCCTTAAAAATTCAATAGCATAAGAGAGAAGGTGAGCTTTAAATAATGTCCCTGTGTTCCTCCAACCATACTGTTGATATACACTAGCATTACTACCAATATCTTTTAAAAATAATATCTGATCTTTAGTTACAAGGTAACGCTGCTTTCTTTGAGAGATCATATATTGAATAAACAAAGAAACGTTATTCTCCACTAATGTCCAAGCATTATACCACTCAATAATTAACTCTAATCTCTCATGTGTCTTTTTAATATCATCAAAACGACCACACCATGCAGCTACAATTTTATCCTGCTCTATATGAGTTTTCTGCTCTCCACCCTCTTCTCTAGATACTTCAACAGGGGCTTTATAAACAAAAATAGAACAAAGAGAGTCAGAGGTAGTAGTCTTTCCTTCAGAAACCGGGTCAATACTTGCATAATACATTCCAAAGGTAGGATCTTTTTTAGGTCTTTCCCATACTACTAAACAACCCGTTTTGTCCTCCGTCTTTTTAGAGATGGGGAACTCATTGATAGGCAATTTGTTAGAGTTTTTAACCTCTAATTTACCATGCTCATCTCTATATAACTCTAGTAATTCATAAGGATATTCTTTGTCCTCAATCTTTCTTAACTGTGCAGCAAGCAAGTGTACAGAAAATACAGACTCCCTTCTAAATGCAAATGCCTCTTCAATGTTTGTAGGTTTCTGAGATATGCGTAACTGATATTTATCTGGTTCAATCTCTTTCTTCCACCTAAGCCTCTCCTCTTTAATAGCTGCTAATGCTTCAACTACTAATGAGTTACCATATTCATCTACATATGGCATCATTGACCATTGTTCTGGAATAAATAATCCTGCTGTACCTATGCTTCCTTTAGCATCTAATAGATTAGTTTCTACAGCATAAATATCATTAGCCTCTGGATTCATAATTAAATTCTTCAATGGTTCACACTGATCCAGGTCACCCACAGATCCAGCTGCAATAAATACACCGGTAGTAATCATACCAGAGGCCATAGCAGGACGTAAGTATTCATAGGTTTCCCCCATCTTAGGAGCAATACCTGCTTCCTCATGAAAGAAATATTGACAAGGACCACCCACACCAGATGTTGCAGACTTCTCAAAAGACATACCTTGTATAGTACCTTTTAATCCCACCTCAGTTTTCTTATTCCCTTTTCTTACCTCAATCTTTTGCTGCCATAGCATAACCTTATCTGGATTCATAGGTCTATACCATGCAGTATGTTCATTTAAAAAAGATGAATACTCATCTAGGAATTTCCAAGTACCTTTATCATTTATATAATCCTTAAGGGAAGCACCTATCTTAAGGGTAACACCCTCTTCAAACCATAATGAATTAATTAACTTACCAGCATGAAAGTATGAGGATGCAATCTGACGTTTCTTTAGGATAGCTACATGTTTGTAATATAGTTCAGCCAATATCTCGTACAGAGCCATGTGGTACTGAGCATCCCGGACTTTAGCAAATCCAAACTTCTTCTCTTCCTTATCATAGATAGGGAGAAAGTTTAACCACATGTAATAATCCCTAGTTAGATACCAGATGTGTTTACTATCTTTATACAACACCCCATTCCTACACTTCTTCTTTTGGTCATCCCAATAATAGATATAGTCTTTGGATTTAAATGGTGCTAGTGTATAAAAACCTAATTTATTAAAAGTTCTAGCCTCTTTATTAAAGAGGAGGGCTACTTCATTGAAATCATATTGACCTGGTTCTTTAAATAGTAATAGAAGATAGCTTCTCCATTCCTCATTAGAGGAGAAGGTAGAAACACTCCATACACCATTCTCCCAAGTCGGGATTTCAATAATTTCACTCATCCCCCTTTATATCAGATTCCTCTGGTTTACCATTTGTAGTAATAATCATATAAAGTAATGTATCTATTGTCTTAGACGTAATTTTAGATTTACATTCTGAGTTATTAAAATACGCCTCTTTATCTTCAGACTTAAAAGCGTGCCAATGTTTTGTGTAGGTGTTGTATGTAAACAACCATCCGTATAAGCTATGTTCCATAATTATTGATCGTATGCTAACCCTATATTTCCTCTTACTTGACTTTGCTGTTCTTCAGCTAAATCTTTATATGCCCCTTTAAATGATTGTCTAATCTGCTCAAACTTAGCAGCGGCATTCACTAATGCTGTAATGTTACCATCTCTACCATGATGAATCTCTGTTGTCTCCATATAATGTGCCAATCTATCCAACATAGACTTGATACCTACATACGTTCTATACGTAGGAGTCTCATATAATTTCTTACACGTACTCATACCCCGGATAATAAGTTCATCCTCAGTAGATATATCCATATCAATCTCAGACATAATAATCTCTTCCTTCTCATGTTCAGGAACATTAAAGAATGGGTTAAGATCTGGGTTAGGACAAGTCATATAAAACAGGTAGGTATATACTTTTAAATAATCATCTGGGTATTCCGTCATTATATCATTTAAAGAGGAGATTGTATAGCAATGCTCTGTAGGCACTACTTTATTATTCACTATATCAAATAGTTTAATTAGCATCTTGCTTGTGTTTAATTAAGTTAACTACCTCAACCTTAAGGTAAGGTAAATCATAGGGTACGATTTTTCTAACTAATGGTTCCCCCTGATCATCTAACTTAGTAATTGGGTTTCCAAACTTATCTGCACCATCCGTATAAAACAAAACATGGTGAATTGTTATTTTACCGGGTCTAAGTTTAGGGTTATGCTTCAATATAATATACATATATGTTGACAACTGTAGTGCATAATGCCAGAAATTACAGTCATCTAGGTGACTAACGGGCGTTAGCATCTTCTGACTTACACCCTCCCAATTTATATATGATTCTTTTTTAATCTCTTTATTAGTCTTGTAGTCTGTTATGTTAACTTGGCCTTTTGCTACCTCTACTAGATCTGATTGCCCACATATACCAGCAGACTTAAGGTATACAAAATGCTCTGGGTACATACCCTCCACTAATTTCTGTGGTGGAGCATACTTTATATCATCTGTAATAAGGGGCCTAATAATAGGGAGAATACAACCATGTCTTTCAACAGTATTCAATTCAAGGAGATCAGCCTCACGTTGATTGTGATACCAGTTACCTTGATCAATAGCCCTATTAGATTCATTCTCCCAAGCCTGTAAAATATCTGTTACAGACATACCATACCATTTAGATTTCTTAGACTTAGAAGATTTCTCAGCTATAGTCTGGGCGTCAAAAGGTTTCTTATACTTAGATATAAACGAGGTAACACTAGTCCACTCTATTAACTCAGATGAATCTATAGACTCATACTTATGGTTTTGTGATTTAAATATTACACTCATAACTTAGCTAATAATTTATCCTCTTCCTCCGAAGACATAAATGAATCCCACTTACCTAAAGGACAAGAGGAGGATAAACTCCGAGTTTTAAATTTCAAAGAACACCCACACTCAGAACAACAAGGTTGTGTTCCGGGTGCTAAACAATCCTTACCCACTAAATCTAATTGTGGGCAAGCTTGACAAATAGTGTAACGCTCTAGAGCAATCTGCTCTATACTATCAGTGGTGAATAAATAATTCCTAATACCCTCAAGTATCAAAGGATAGTTATTCCAAAGTCTTGTCACTTTGTTGTTTTTTATTTTTTCTATGATCTTTCTTTTTTTCATACTCTTCTTTCATTTTGATTTCTAGTCCTTGCATCTTCTCTAGCTTATCCACGGTACTCTTGTATACATGATACCTAGAAAATACAAGGTTCTCCCTATTCTCTAAGTATTCAGAATATCTACGTATATTGGTTTGAAGTATATCCCACTTAATATTAAAAGTGCCAAGACCATCTATAAATACATGGGGGTCTTCTAAGGAAGATAGAGATTTCCTGGCTTTATCCCAGTAGAAGTCTGTCACAGCTTTAATAACCTTCTGTTCCATATTCAACTCTATAGATGTCTCCTTTAAGATATCTTTATATTTCTTAGGATTCAATACTTACAAATTTATAATCCAGAAAAACATTACCCTTAGCTTGTACATTAAGTGTTGAAGCTAACTTAATCATCTTCCTACCCTTACCATTCTTTTCAATCATACCCTTCCTCTCAAATTTAATAACAGCGTTACGCACAGACTGAGGGGTTTTGAATATCCCCTCATCTGAAGCATTGTTACAAAATTCTGTGAGTTCCACCTCTTCATTAAAAGCAAGCATAGTAAGACAATCCAAGTCAGCGTTACTAACATTGATCTTCTCTAGGTAGCAATGGGTGAGGAGCTGATACTTTACAATATCCTGCCTCTCCATCTTAACCTTCTTACTAACTTGATTTACAATCATGATCTTTTAAGTCCTCTTGGTTTTTCTTCAACCTCCTCCTCTTCATCATCATCCGGGGCCAACATATTAGCCACCATAACTTGGAACTGTAAGCGCTTGGCTCTCTGTTCCTCAATATCAGTGACTAATGTTTCATACTGTAACTGTACAGTTAAGAACTCTACTTGCTCAGTATAGTACTGAGTTAGTTTTTCTTTACGGTCTTTTACCTCTTCAGGTGTGAGCACTTCTTTATTTTCTTCCATTGGTTTTATAATTTACATTTCCCAGTACACATATACCAGCTCATTACAATCACAGGGTTCTTCAGGGGGCATTGGTTTACCGCACCTAATACAAATAATTGGCTTTGTAACTTCCTCATTCTCTGGCATAATATACAAGTTTACACATTATATATTTATTTGAACTAACAAGTTACTAACAATTAATCCCAATGCTTATTGTATCTCTCCCAATAAAACTCAGGAATAGTATCTGTGTAAGCTTGTACATATTCACATTTAAATATACTAGTGTTCATCTCTATAAGAGCAACGGTAATAATATCATCATTCTCATACCCCATATCTAAAAGCATTTCTTTTATCCAAGTATAGTTATTCCCGGAAAGCACTGCAGCCTCAACTAAGATAACCTTATTATACCTATAAGGAATAATCTGTCCACTCCTCTTAAACTCATATTGATAATTATCTTTACTCTCATCAGGATACGGGACATCCAAAGGAAACATATCTAACATTTTCCCATGAGCTGAAAGATGGTGTGCTATCTGCATAGACACTATAGAAGAATAGTCCGGGGACACATTAATAACAAGGGTGTCATTAGGATCTACCCTGGGTAACCTCTTAAGCAATCCCTGTATAAGCTCATGCTCTTTTAAAAAATCTATATACATAAAACAAATATACAAATAATACCCCCCTTTTTATACCCCCCGGTATAATACCCCCCGTATATTGGGATTGTTTTATGGGTGGCATGGTGAGTGGGTATAAGCTATCAACTCCCCTCCTTACTTTTAGCGGGGACTAACCCCCGTGAACTACCAACATGATGTACTTTTATAAGAAAACCGACAAAGCAATTATTTGCACAACAGAAACATTGGGAACTAAGACTGTGACCTTACCTAATGGAAAGAAAATTGAGTCACGCATCCAAGTAGCAGACCTTAAATTTGGGGTCATCGCTGTGGGTGATCAAGAGATAGGTGAAATGAAAGTAGGGGATAAACTCCCTTACAAACTCATTGGTGATCCTATTGTGAACCAGGATGGTGAGCAAACAAGCCTGTATTGGTGTACTCCTGAATAAGGAGTGCCCAATTGGGTTACAGGCATAAGCACT